GCTAACTTGCCAAGAGCATAGGCGTATAGTTGCTCTGAGTCTGGCCACACCTCTACTCCTTTACCAAATTTCCAGTCTACGATGTACACAACTCCTGCAGATGGTATGATGAAGGAGTAGTCAAGTGTGCCGTGTACATCATTGAGCATCTGACAACCTGTTGCCTTGATGTACGGTGACATGTACACTCGCTGCTCTACTACTTCATACGCATCTTCATAGTCAGCGTACTTCAGTCGTAGAGATACAACCCAGTCTAGTACTTCTTGGACTGCCTCAACAAGTTCCTTGCTCTCATCATCAGCGATGTTGAAGTTCAGTTTCGTGGCCTCTGGTATTGTGTGCTCATTCAGAGTCAAACATTCTTCCACTACAGCATGCAGCATTGTACCTTCCTCAGCGTATGAAGAAGTCTCTTTTGATACGTCCTTTGTACTAATCACACTTCCTGGACATGTTACGATCCTAGGTAGTTGTGAGGGTGAATACTTACTGTGCATTAGTCCTCCTTTATTAAGTGTTTGTTAAACTTTAACCAATCTTCAAAGCGAGCCAGGATTCCAGTTATACCGTAGTATAGTAAAGCCTCTTTAAGATCATCTACATCTTCGTTTAGCCATTTTTGCCATAAAGCAGTATTCATTACTCACCTCCTCCAAATACTTTGTCTTGGCATTGTTGGCAGAGTCCTGAGATAAAGTACTCCTTGCGTGATAGTGTATCTCTGAAGTCGTTTGGCCCTACATCTTCGTGACAGCCAGGACACTTACCCATGTTAACAGCTTTTAATTCTTCACCAAAGCCTGCTTGTTTCATTATGTCTGGATTCATTTGTCGCCTCCATTCAAGTCTTCAAGAATCTTTGCAACTCCAGGATGCTGTTTAGAACCTACGTCCTCATAAAGTTCTGCAATAGCGTTGGCCAGAGTTTTGATACGACAGTTTGTTTTGTTCATACCTTTGTTGTACGACTTGGCGAATGTGATGCTGAACATAATAGACCAGTTCTTAACTGTATTCGCTGACACAGCTGTGGCACATGCAGTGTTGATTGCTCTTGTGGCGTCTGCGAGCTTCATTACTTCAAGCTCAGCTCTATGTTCCTGTAAGTACGTTTGGGCCTTAAAGATTTGTAGTTGTGTTGAGTGATGTCTCATATTAGTTCTTCTCCTTTAGTTTCACGTCTTTAAGTATCTCTGTTGGATGCGGATAGCAACCAGAAGTTTGATACTGTATCGTGTTTAACTGAGCTTGGATATTTGCGTTATATATATCTAAGCCTTTAGCTACTACACAAATGCATAGCAGAATCAGTATCAGTAAAAAAGTATTAAAGTTCATGAAGGCAGTCTCCATCTTTCATCACTTTTTTCATAAAGTCTGATCGGCCTGTATACCTAAACCATGTCTTGGCAGTCTTAGACTTTGTGTTGCCGTAACACCCGATCATCCACATACCTTGTTTGTTCTTTTTGTACCAGTTGTTTTTATAGAAATACATTATTCAACCTCCTCACATGTATAGATTGTTTCTGTATTAGTCTTTGTCACTTCTACTTGTCTAGCTTTGCACTTATCTGATGACGCAATAAATACAGATATGTTAATTACAAACACACCTTTATTGTAGTATAGTTCATAGTAACCTTCTTGTTGTTTGGAGCAGTCTAAGTCCATCTTAAAGTCAAGTGGTGTAAGAATCTCTTCAACAGTATCTATAACCTCATTGACCCCATTGGTGATAGTATCGTGTTTCTTCAACTTGACACTGACGTATGCTCGTTTGGGCCATGAGCCAATCATTATAGTAGATTTATAATCAACCAACTCAAGTTCCTCAGCCACATCTCTTACAACATTGTAGAAGTCTTCCCTGGTACTAGTAATGTCTGCAAGACTATTTTCATAAGTTCGTTTGGCTGCTTTTTTTTCCAGCTCTATGTGTTCATAGTAAAATGGTTTGCTTGTCATGTTAATCTCTCCTTTACCGACTTAGTTGTAAGAATTTGTCAAGATGTAAATGAAGAAAGTCTTGACCTTCAATTACATTAAAAATATACGCTGAAAAAACTTTTTCTGCAGCCCACTTGTTTTTCCATGGTCCGATTGCGTCTCCTGTTTCATCCCAGAAGTACCAACCTTTTTCACTTACAAGTTCGCTTATTTCTAAGTATTCTACATTAGACATCTAGTCTCTCCTTTGTTGTGTAGTAGCCTACGCCACTAATTAAGAATGTGACCAATAAGATCGAGCTTGTATAGACATTTGCGGAGCTTATTAATAAGCAGAAGTGAATTACCAGACAGACTTTCCAGAATCTTAACATTAGGCCTCCTGTAAGTTCTTGTGTTTACGACATATGTTCTTGTTTTAAATCGCATATCTTTTCCTTTGTCTTTGGATCATACATCTGTCCAACAGCTATGCAGTGCTTCTTACAGCATTTGTCACATACTAATGCCCAGGGACCGTACTTGGTCTTTGCATCAGCAAACCACTTGGCTTTTGTAGCATCTTTGTGGCATACATTACATTCTGTTTCACCTAACCATTTAATCATACTAAGCCTCCTCGTTTTGTAGTTAAAGTTTTTACCTTCATCAACTTATAAAATAATTATATCACCAAAGTACTGAATTGTAAATAGCTGGAGAGAATTGGTGCTAGGCGAGAGATTCTAGTTCATCTAGTAGTGCAGCTTGCTTGAATGATGCAGCTTGTTTCTTTTCGCGGATAGGGGGAACTAAATAGAATTGCTGGGCACGAACGCCACTTTTCTTCTTCATAACTTCGCCAAACTTAGTTTGATTTAGCCAGTTATGAAAAGTCATCTTTGCTACATTGAATGCCCTAGAGTTGAGCTTTACACCATGTAGACTTGGCATCAGCATTCGTATGTCTTTAAATGTTACTTTCTTGTAGTGGATTGACTTAGCGTCTAGCTTGAAGTAGTGATCTAAGTCTTCCATCAAGCCGTCATCACCAATGTACATACCTTGCATATTTAGTTTGTTTTGCACCTCAATTGCCACCTTATCTTCTGGATTCTTAGGGTCAAGCCACCAGCATTTTTCTTCACGGTACCAGTGCACAGCATGTGCCCAAAGTTGCCCTAGGTCCATAGTATGTTCTGAGTTCATGTCGTCAACATGGACCAGAGTTATCCTTCTGTTACCTGTTTGATCTACTAAGAAGTGACGCTTGTTCGTGCTACCTATAAATACTGTTCGTCGTGTCATCTGCACAGCAGTCTTGCCATAAGGTAACACCATCGAGTTGGTCGTCTCATCCAGAAGTTGCTTGAACTTTGAGTACGAGCCTTCCTTGAACAGTAAGTCTACTTCATTGATGTTGCAGATCAACGTGCGCTGTAACTCAATAGCTTGCTTCACGTTGTCAGTTCTAAATTGGTTAATCTGTAAGTTGCCACTACCTGCACAGAATTGTTGAATCTCTTTTGGAAAGAGCGAAGCAACCCACTTAGTCTTACCTACACCCTGTTCACCGATCAAGATCATCAGGTTGTTGAATATCCTGGTCGAGTGTGTTTGTGAGGTATTCGCCGCCGCGACAACTTGTGTCAGCCACTTCTTAAAGAACACCTTGACCGCTGCTTGAGCATTCTTAGTCCGTATCGTATTGTCGAACGTGATAGTGTTCATAAGATCCTCTAATGGATCTTGAGCTTCATCATATTCAGCATATATCTTATTAAAGTAGTTTTCTATTGGATTATATGAGTTTACTTTAGCATAGTCTAGAATTGACTCTCTTAGATTTATAAAGTTCTTATTCGCGAAACCGAGCTTCAATAACTCAGACGCGATGATACGATATGCTCTGTCTATATCAAAGATTCTAATAGTCTTGTCGGCCAGAGTTGTTACTATGGCTTTAGGCATCGCTATGTCTACCTCACGTGTGACGATGTTAAACGCCATATGATACTTGTAGAACTTGAAGTACGCCTCTAAGTTTTGAATTGTGGAGACAGGCTTTCCCTTCGGAGATAGATCGTTGAAGTCCGGTCTCTGTGCTTTGACCAGCGCAATGAGTGTACCGATTGTTATTGGTTTTTGTTGATTAAGAAACTCTGGCGCCGTAGAGAATGACTCGTACACCGACATGAGTGCCTCTTTGTCATACTTGTTACCCTTCTTACTCCACTCATGTAGAAGTAGAAGACCATCTGGCTCACCACCAAAGTTATGATGAATTGCTTGACAGATTGTCATCCATGGTTCACGCGCTTCTTCTGTCTCATCTGGGTTTAGGATCGCTAGTCTTGTAGGATGAGTCAAGTTGTCGAATATGTCAGATGTCAAGGTGCGGACGTCGATTTTACGTAGTAGGAGTCTTGCTTGTTCTGCAGAGATTGGTGCTTGTCGCTTGGTGCGGGGGAATAGTACCTTGCTTGTTTGAACTGCTTCTTGACGGTGCTCTTCCAGGGAGACAATCTTTTGATTGAAGTACTGGCCTAGTATGTCAACTAAGTCCTCAAAGGAGTAAATGCGCACATCAGTCGGGGTAGTCTTGACATGTCCCCCAGTGATAGTACAATAGCCAGATGATATAAACAAATCACGTTTGTGTGTCTTATTAAATCGTTTAGTGCCGAAGTAGGATTCTAACTTCGCTTTGTCCTTGATGCTGAAGAGCTGCACCCAGACATGCGTACCCAAGAGAGAAGGAGATCGCTCAGTGTATGAGTCAAGTTCTTTTTGCATCCTTGAGTTGGTCGGTGTGACGTCGTCAATGTCGATGCACACAAATGGATGGTCCTTGGTGAACACGAAACCCAGTCCAGTCGGTATGTTCTTTTGTTGCTTGCCATAGTGCGGCACAATGTCATCCCAGGACTGTATCTGTTTCTGCCATGCTTTGCCACCGAATGGGGTCTTAAGTATCTTTGTAGAGTTGTGCTGATGCCGAGGTTGCCATAGTATCCAGAAGGGATGCTGCTTAAGGGAGTTGGGAATTTTCTTAAAGTTGAGTTGTGTGAGTGTTAGTAAATGTGGATCGTCTTTACGTAGTACTGTAGTTGCCATAAATATCCTCTGTTGTTGTAGAGTTATATGTGGGTGCTGCGAGTGTTGGTTAGGATGTTGGAGAAACCTAGTGGCCTAGTTCTAAGTTTCTCCAACCACTCAACAACAAGGAGAGTCTTACTAATCCTCTTTTACCCTATCTTCTTATTATAACATAAAAAGACCGGTTTGTAAATACCCCGAGAAAAATAAAATACAGATTTCTTATTTTGTTTCTTTTGGATCGTTGACTGTGCCATCCTTATGTGCCTCCTTCGTGCATTGGAACGCGTTAAATGTCTCACCACTCATACCCCTCGGAATCTTTGCAATCCTACCACCTCGTTGCAGAAACTCCTCAGTCGTCTCCTTGTCTAACTTGTCAGGGCTTTCGCCACGGTCACGCAGAGTTTGCCTTTGTGATAATTCAGCGTTGCTAATCATTTAGTTTGGCCTCCTTGTTTTAAGTATGTAGTCATCAACAGCCAGAGAGATGTGCATGACGACATTAGTAACTAAGTTTGGAATGTCTTTGTAGTAGAGCAGTGCGTTAGTGTCTCCATCGTACATGCAGAATGAGAGTTGTTTGTCTGAGTCCTTGGGCAGAGCGTCGCCGTTTAAGTCTGTTAACCAGAAATAGGAGCCGAACGTAGTTACCATGTACAGAGCTTGTTGGCCTCTGCCTGTCGTGATGGGTATGAACCCTAAGTTAAGGTATGCTTCATTGTTACTTAGCTTGTGGAGTGAGTTGCGGTGTCTTGGATCATGCTGTGCCATGATGTTGGCCTCCTTGCTTTTGGTGTTAATTTTAACTTTGTTATACCTCGGTCAGTGAGTCAAATCGTGTTGCGCATCTGTAGCTGATCGCGTCAACCAGATTAATAGTTTGATAAAGTGCTTCATTGAGTTGTTTGAGCTTGTGGTTGTTGATGAAGTAGATTAGATCAATTAGTGCCATGTCTATATCTAGTGTGCCTTCATTCTCTAGCCAACCAGAGATAGGTAGTGTGTATAAGTTGTTGTTCAACCTAATAAGTAAGTCTCTTGCGTTGTAGTAGTCTAAGTCATACTCTTTTGTTTCTGGCTTGCGCACTCTGATGAGCTTGCGCACACTGGTTAAGTCTTCACGGATAGCCTCTAGTGTTAATGTGTCTCTCATACGGGACTCCTTGCTTAAGTGTTGATTTTTAATTCCTTCTCACTTCTATAATATAATTATATCACCAAAGAGCTGGAAAGTAAATAGCCAGAGATAATTGGTGTTGAGCGCACTTTGTGTGTTTGTGGGTTAATATTTCAGGTTAAATGAGCTAATAAAAAATGAATGACGGCTCAAACTTAAGTAGCTGATATTATTAGATAATTTATTTCGTGTATATTTCGAGAAAATGGGCCTAAGCTATTGATTTTATTAGGTATTCTCTCAAAAAGTGCGTAGTCTACAAAGAGCCTCGCGGTAATTCTTTGTCTCTAAGTAGCTGATATAACTAGGTATTCTCATTTTGCTTAAAATGACTCTTATTTTCTAAGTAGCTGATTTTATTAGATATTCTGTCCTTTTTTGAAGAGCATGAGCTAATTTCAATAAAAACTTTTCTATCCTTTTAAGCTACAGAAGGGTAAAAAGGATCAATAATACATACACCGTAGCCTATATATACAATAACCCCAGGTCTTTTACAACCTTGTATTTCTATTATATTATATTTCTCTTAATTCTTTCAATTTTATTAATATATATAATAAAAACAAGTAGTTAGATAAAAAGAGTTAATAGAATATAAAAAGACCTAAATTTAGCTCGATTTTACCTCTGGTTATATGTAGTAAAATCAGTAGCTTAGAGCAAATGTAGCTATGAAGTAGCCACAATGAGCGGTCGCTCATTTTTCTAGAATCCAGATCTTATTTGGTCGAGCTCTCCAGTCCCGCCGATGATAGTAAATAAAAATGCCCGGACACATTGAGATGCCCGGGCATTACTGTTAACCTATGTGGTATCGTGGACCACTCCACAGTACGTGATAATTTTCATTGTCAGCGTCGATGCCGAACTTTGCAAAGATCGCATGTTCTACTGATTCATACTGCTCAACAAAGTCCATCACATACAGCTGGTGATTGATGATCACAGCCGTGACGATATGCTCTTTAAAGACTCTCTTCTTGGCCATACTGAGTTCCTCCCGTTATTGATTGCATCCACAACACGGTGCGTCTTCACAGTTACACCGTCTACCTGGCGAGTCGGGTACAAAGAATTCAATGTCAAGATCCTCATACTCTTCGTCGCTGTACTCATCATAATAATCAACCATACTGAGTTCCTCCTGATTAAATTGTGCGGTGAGATAGACTCACCGCACAGGTTATTTGTTATACTGCTTTCTTTCTGGTTATAACCTTGGCTCCAGCTGATTCATGCACCTGACCTGTGGATTCAAGAAACTTCCGGCCAAGACTGTCTGTTGCGATGGCATATCCGTCCTTGCGGAGGTACGTCATTTGAGATGAGACATTCCTGTCTGAGATACCGATTCTTGCAGCGATGGCTTTCACTGTGGTGTGGTCTCCAGTCTGAAGTATCTTCAATACCTGAAGTTTCCGGCCACCAGCTGCATCCTTCACTTTGTTGATCTCTACTGACTGTGCTTCAATCATTGCCACCAATTCTTCTTTGGTCATACTCATCAATTCTTTGGCCATGTTGGACCTCCTTGCTTGGTATTTATTAAATGAAGGATTATTCCCTCACTCTTTATAATATAATTATATCACCAAAGCACGGGGAAGTAAATAGCCGGGTGCAATTGGTGTGGGACTGGGTATCGCGCTTGGCCGAGCTCTCCAGCGGGGCCGGGTGATAGTAAATTGGGACGATGGTGAGCTGATGCTGGACCGTGATCTTCTGTACTGGTTGATACTTGGCCGCGCTCTCCCACTGGGCCGGGCTTACTATCATCAATGCCTCACCGCCTATGATAGTAAATCATAAGCAATGAGGCATTGGTGTTTGTTAGTGGTTAACTCATGTTGTGCAGATAATGAAGAAAGTGTACGAGTTGCATTATCTTGTTGCTAATCGGTAGTCGTAGTGTATTTGCTACGTCAGATTTACCGAAGCCGTCAAGACATATGTTCATTATTCGTACAAGGTCCATGCTTATGTCACATGTGCCGTTCGCTTCAAGCGTCTCGCTAAGATCATCGAGTTCAGCATGTGTATACAGATCGTGGTGTATACGCTCGAGGCCGTTGTAACATTCGACATAAGACATCATGTCGTCTTCAGTTTTTCTTACTGCGTCAGCTTCTTTAGTTAATGCTTCAGCCAGTGTCATACATGTAAATAATGTTTCAGTCATAATCATCCTCCTTGTTAAGGGTTAGAGTTAGTGCGCCAAGTTTTACATCACCCAGACGCGTCGGATGGTTAAGGCATTGAGTTTTAAGCACGCTGTAAAGCTTTGATAATGTGATGAGCATTATCAATCATGCTTTGACGGTGTCGGCGTTTACCTTTCTCAAATCGTATTGCAGTCTCTAAAGCTTTTTGACATACTTTAGAAGTATTAAGATTATATTTCTTAACGTCTGCATATAATTCTTCAGGCATTGAAATGTTAACACGTTTAGACATAGTCATTCTCCTTGTTAAGGGTTGCGCTGCTCGTTATTGAGCAGCGCATGTTAAAGGTTAGCGGTTCATTCTATACCGCGTGAAGTCGTGGCCGTTATCGCATCTAAGGTAAGTAAGCATCTTGCTTACCTCACGCTTAGGGATACCGAGTTGTTTGGCAATCATATCATTACGGTAATAACCGTTTGATTTGATTGATGTTTGAACAGCATTGAGAACTTTAGATCGGTTAGGGTTAGTCATAATCATCCTCCTTGTTAAGGGTTGCGCTGCTCGTTATTGAGCAGCGCATGTTAAGGTTAGTAGTCGTAATGATCATACTTGTCATCAGCCTCGGTAACATTTACTTCGTCAATCACAGTCATCTCGTGAATTGAGAAGCTCACGTCATCATACTCGACGTCGTTGGCATTAGCCGCGCAGTACTTGCGTGCTGCGTTTTCATTGCTAAACAAATTTCTGAGTGTTGAACCTTCATACTTTACGTCAAGCATTACTACATAAACAATAGCCATAGTCATTCTCCTTGTTAAGGGTTGCGCTGCTCGTTATTGAGCAGCGCATATAGAAGGCTAGAAGACATCAGTTAATTACTCAAGAAATTTACGACCGAGCGAGTCGGTCGCGATTGCATGACCGTCCTTGCGGAGGTATGTCATCTGCGAAGACACATTGCGTTGGCTGATGCCAATGCGCGTCGCAATAGCTGAGACGCTTATGTGTCCAGCTGACTTCAAGATTTTCAGTACTTGTTCTTTGCGCCCTGTTACAGGCACCTTCACACTTGAGATTTTACTCTCAAGTGCAAGGAGCAAGTCTTCATACTCAATTACTGCAGTTACAAGTTCAGGTTTGGTCCAGCTTTTCAGCTCTGTAGTGTTAGTCAACTGTACGCTTTGTTCTTTTGCTTTGGCCATGATGTACTCCTTATAAGTTGAGTGTTGTAAACGCGCTTAGTTTTACATCGCCCGAGCGCTGTTCGGATGTTTGTGTTGATTAGTACGGGCGTTTAACAAAGTCAGTGTGCGATGCTCTGTACACTGGTACAAGAGTTTCGAGATACTCAGTCATATCATGTATCTCAGTATTCTTCAAGTATTCGTTGAAGTGTGTTCTGTCGAATGTTTCTTCAAAATCACATGCGATATAAGCTTCGTTAGTTTCAAAGTTTAGTGATTTCATAGTAAGTCTCCTTGTGCTTAGGCCATCGAGTGAGACTCTTCAGTATCAGAGTCTCACAGTTATACACTCTTCTTATAAGCAGGCTATTCAGTCTCGCGCTCTTCTTACAGAAGAGTGAAGTCTTCTAGCCTTCTCATATAAAAGCTTTTATATTATGTCAAAGATCTATTAAATAAATAATTATTATTTATTTAATATATATATTATATAATAAAAAAATAAATTTGTAAATAAAAAAATTAAATAAATTTTTATATATTTTTAATAAAATTTAATATATAATATAATATTTATTTAAAAATATTTTAAAATAAAATAAATATATAATATGGGGTATAGGGGGCCCGTGGGTTAATAAGCTCTGCTTATGTAAATCCCGACAAAAAAATTTCTCGTAAACAATAGAATATACACTTTTTACACCACTCTTCTGTGAATCCCAACAAAAAAATTTCTCGTACACAGTGAAATATACACTTTTTACACCACTCTTCTGTGAATCCCAACAAAAAAATTTCTCTGTTTTTACTAAAATATACACTTTTTACACAAGTATAACACCGAGAAACTAAACAAAAAAATTTCTCTGTTTTTACTAAAATATACACTTTTTACACAAGTATAACCCCGATACTAAAATACTATAATACGTGTATTGCTCTGCCAAACTGATGTGCTTATACTAAAAAAGATCAAAACTGTAGAAAAAATTCGCCTATATAATATGGTATGATACACTTTTCCCACGAGTGGTATTACTGTATTTTATTTTCAAATAAAGCTGTACAAATCCAAATATATAGCTTATAATTAAATAAGAAAGTAAAAGGAGCTGATATGGAAACCAATATGAAAGTACCTAGATTATCTTACGAGATTCTAGGCGTCCCTCTTAAAGATCTTGCAGATACTCTAGGTTTACCTCTCTCTATGATGGAGAAGATTGCCAAAGAACAAGAATGGCAGCAGTGGTTTTCAGAAGACGATTCGTCCTCCTTCTCTCTGGTTGAAGGTACAGAGGGTGAAGAGCTTTTAGAGGGTGAAGATATCTTTACCGTTCGCGCAGATCAATTCCTGGATAAAAACCGAAAAAGACTTCAAGTGTTTAACATGGCCAAGCAACTCGCACTTGTCGAATTATATGCTGACTTAGAAACTAAGTTACTGGCAAAAGCTCGCAGTGCGATTGAGGCAGTCGATGAAGAGAGTGTTAGAGATATTGCCACACTCTCTGGCGTGTTTCAAGCGCTGACCAAGGACATTCAGGGACTCAACAGTGCAATTTCGATGGGCAAAGATGAGTCTGGGCTCCCCACTGTGATCATCCGAGACTTGAGTGGAGTTTAAGATATGAAGTTTGTGATGAAAACCAAGGCGCAAGGGCAGGTACTCGGTGACTACATTCATCATCGAGGGCGTGTTGGTATTATCACAGGGCCATTAGGTAGCGGCAAAACTTATGGCTCTTGTGAACGCATCTTGACACAGATGACTGAGCAGCGACCAAACCGGCAAGGCATACGCAAAAGTAGATGGTACGCTGTCAGGAACACATATGGAGAACTCTTCTCTACTACGATCAAGGATTGGCTTGACTTATTCGAGCATCTAGGGAAGTTTTCTAAAGGGTCTGGTATTCAACCACCCAACCACCATATAAAATTTAAACTATCAGATAAGACCATCGTTGACTCAGACCTAGTCTTCATAGCTCTTGACAGACCGCAAGCTGTCAAGAAGGTGAGGGGATCACAGTTGACTGGGGCCTGGCTCAACGAAATAAAAGAATTACCGAAAGCTATCCTGGATATGCTCGACTTTCGTATCGGCAGATATCCGTCAGCTATTGATGGCGGGCCGTCATGGTACGGGATAATCGGTGACACCAATCAAGTGGATGATGATCACTGGCTTTACGAACTGCAAGAAGTTACCAAGCCAAGGGACTGGACCTTTTTTACACAACCTGGTGGGTTAATAGAGAACCCCGTAACTAGAGAATGGGAATCCAATCCTTTGGCTGAGAACATACAAAACTTACCTGAGGGATACTACACTAGAGGAAAAGAAGGTAAGACACACAGTTGGATAAAGGTCAACCTAGCAAATCAATTCGGGAGTGTTGAAGATGGAAGGCCGATTTACAAAGAACAGTGGTCAGAAGCCCTTCATCTAAATGAACATATCGTGCATGTTGAGGATCAGGAATTACTGTGCGGCCTTGACTTTGGCTTAACTCCCTCTGCAGTATTTGTACAACCAACAACACGTGGCGGTGTGAATGTGCTGTCTGAAGTAGTCTCCTTTGACATGGGTATTAAGCAGTTTGCTGAGACCTGCTTACTGCCACATATTCAGCAGCACTACCCCGACACAGATATCTCATTCATCGGTGACCCAGCCGGCAATCAACGTGCACAAACAGACGAACAAACAGTTTTTAAAGAACTAGCCGACTTAGGTATCATGTGTGAAGAAGCAAATACCAATGTGCTAGATCCACGTCTTGAAGCAGTACGATTCTATCTTACTGCACTCAGGGACGGCAAGCCTGCATTCAACTTACATCCTGACTGCAACCATTTGAGAAAGGGATTTAATGGAGGCTATAAGTTTAGAAGACTGCAGGTTGTTGGTGAAGAGAGATTTGCAGATACGCCTGCCAAGAATAAGTACAGTCATGTCCACGATGCTCTTCAGTATGTGATGATGCGTATCAGGGGCCTTTCTGGCTATACAAAGGAACGCCTGAATGAAGTAGACGCACTGATGGCGAAATATAAACAACGAAGAATGGTAATGTAAGGGAGAAGAGTAATGGGAACAAGATACTATGCAAGAATGATTGACGGTAACACAATTGAGTTGGCTCAGTACGATCATGAGAGACTGATGAAGATGGTTACACGAAATGTAGAGAACAGTGTGCATCTTGAGAGCGGTGATGTACTTAAGTCTGCCGCGGTCATCTACATTGGTACAAAAGAAACTGCGAAGATTCCGGCAGTTGGCACAGTTAAGCCTACTCCAAAAAAATAAAAGGTGACTTATTATGGCTGGTTGGTATACATCATTTACTGAGCTCTCAAAAGAAGATCGACTGACAGTTGCGAAAGAGATGCGAGACGAAGCTTGGACTGCAAATCTAGAGTGGCTTGAGTCAGCTCAGCTTGCGCAGAAGTTTAAAGCCGGTGACCAGTGGAGTGATGATGAGAAGTTTAAGCTAGAGCAGCAGGGTCGTGAAGCTTTAGTATGGAACTACATCCATCCTACTGTAGAACTAGCCGTTGGGATTGAGTCGCAAAATCCAGTACGTATTTATCCATACCCAGTTGAGAAGAGTGATGACTTCTTATGTGAAGTACTTGAGGATATTGTCAAGTACATTGACACAAGTCAACTTGACGCAGCAGATGAGCACAAGACACTATTTGAGAATGAACTTATCACAGGTGTTGGTGATGTAGTAGTCGACGTAGGACCTGATCCGGCAAATCCTGAAGAACTTCAGTTCTACGAATTCTCATTAGAAGGGTATGAGGTATTAGTTGATCCAATGTGTAGGAAGTCGAACCTTAGTGATGCACGGTACATCATCTATGAGAAGTGGATTACAGCAGAAGACTTTCACATCAGGTATCCTAAGCACATTAAGGATATGGAAGAAATTTTTACTGATGGCCTGGAAGGACTAGGTAAGCATTCAGATCACTCTCTTGGTTATCTAGACCAAGACGTAGTGCAAGCAGATTCTTTTGAGTTCTACGACTCACAAAACAAGCGAGTTTTGGTCTCACATTTAGAGTACAGAATTGCGTATCTGCGATACTACTTTATAAGTGACAAGAAGGAAATTACTGAGCTAACAAAGAAAGAATACAACCTCCTGAAGAAAGAAAAAATATCTGGTCAACTGACTCAAGTATATGACACTAAGATTCATTGGCTGCACTACACACATGACCGGATTTTGTGGGAAGGTGATTCACCTGTCTATAAGAAGAACTTCTCACTCTGTGTGCAAGAGCATATATCGATCGATCAACCCGGCAGCACAAGGCCTATGGGCTTGTGAAGGGTATGATTGACCCACAGAAAGAATGCAATAGACGTTGGATGCATACACTTAAACTCCTGGGTAAGCAAGGCGTTGGCGTCATGGCTGAGATTGATGCATTTCATGATCTCACACAAGCGCAAGACTCATGGGCTGATCCTGATGCAATTACGTTTATGACCAAGGGGGGTTTGAACAAGGTTAAAGAAAAATCTGTTCCACAATTCCCTGATGCACCAATGAAGCTTGAAGAGATGAACCGGGAAGCAATGAAGATGATCAGTGGTGTGAATCCTGACTTGATGGGTATTGCACAGCAGCGTCGTGAACCAGGAATAAATCTTCGTTTGAGACAACAGCAAGGACTTACTATCTTGGCTAAGTTATTTGCTAATCATCGAGCTGCACTTAAAGAAGTATACAAGCGGAAGATTGAGATAATCGTACGCTTTATGCCTGAGACACAGATTAGAAAGATACTCGGTGAAACTGAGAAATACACTTTTCAACAAGGTTATATAGTAGATCAACAGCGTGGAATGATTGCGCCGATTAGAAAAATTCGTGACCTAAATTACAATATTCGAATGGAAGAAGCCCCTGGTGGCTTAACTAAGATGATGGCTGAGCTGGCAACCTTTATGGAAATGATGGAAAAAGGCTTCCCAGTTGATCCATTCACTGTGATTGACAAACTTGATTTATCTCCAATTGAAAAAGCAAACTGGAAAAACTACATTAAGCAACAAGAAGAAGGCAAACAGAAACTGCAAGGTATTGAGATGCAGATGAAAGCCAAAAAGCTGGAAAGTGACGATAAGCATAAAACAGCACAGGTACAAAACGAGAGCAAGAAGTTAGAAATAATGGCGAAAGGCAAGATGCAAGACGGTGCAATATCAAGGGAGCAAATAGCTCAGAAAGACACTGACTCTAAGCGTGACTTAGCTGCTAAGATGGCTGATATGGACGCAGACGAGAAAAGTTCTATGCTTGAGCTACTTAAATTTGTGGTGAGTGCGTCAGAGAAACAGGCTGCAGCACCACAGAATAATACACCAACAAATGTGACACCTACATAAGGGTGACTACCGACGCCGGGGATCGGGCGAAAAGGAGTTAGTATGGCTGAGGATAACAAAAATCTAACAAAAGAAGAACTCGCAGCACTAGATGAAGTTGACGTTGATGACACAGATGTGTTGGATGAATTTGCAGATGTGGATGATGTGGATGATGATGCAGATGATGATGCAGATCAGGATGTAGACGACGTACAATCTATTGCTAAGAAGATGTCTGAGTTAGAAATTGCCAATAAAGGTTTAATTAAATCTTTATCAGCACAAAGAGGTATTAGACAGGGACTACAGGAGCAGTTAGATGAAATTAAAACTGCCGTAGCAACTTTCAAAGAGACTAAGGACTTGGAGAACGAACTTGATGACAAGAAGTACTCCAACATCCCTATCGACTTTGATGAAGAAGGGAATCTCTACCTGGATACTTCTAAATTGATGAACCTGAGTACTGGAGATAATGCTGAACTTTTGGAGCTTAAGAATCAGGTTGACATGTTGCGAAATGCAACTACAACTATGCATACTAAAGCGTCAGAAAGCGAAGCGTTAAACACTTTATTGAGCGAGAACGAAGGCTATGCTGACGCTCACAAAAAAGTTTCAAGCGCGTGGGATTACTTGAAAGATGACTTATTTGATGACTACTTAGTAAAGCGCGGAATTGCAGCGCCTACTACAGCTGATCAAGCTATTGACATCGCGTTGAACTCGAAAACAATCAATGACGCTTTTACAAAGAAGTTTCCGTCTTTAAACATGGAAAGTGTTTTGGAAGCGCACTTGATTGCGACCCCACGGTATGTACGAAAAGCCTTAAACCTTGCAATAACTGAAGCTAACAACACCAATGAACTATTGGATACAGATCGACCAGCTTCACTAGCAAGAGCAAACTCTTCAGGAGGCGAAGTAAACGAGACTCTACTTGCTAGAGTTGCAAATATGCCGACTGAAGAATTCATGAACTTAGACGCTCGAACGATGGCGAAAATCGATCGTCTACTGGAAAAAACAGGTTAAGGAAAACTGATATGAATTATACAGTTATGAGGGATAGACAATGCAAGTCGAAAAGGGATGCAACCTACATTCTTTCCCTCGTATTTATTTTACAGGAAATAGCGAGGGCTAGTAAAATGAAGACTAAAACGTGTAGTGGATGTAAAGTAGAAAAAAGTATTACTGAGTTTAACAAACAAGCGCGAAGTAAAGACGGTTTAAAATCATACTGTAGACAATGTGCAAGTAAGTCAAATAAAAAATGCTGGGCAAATGGTAAAGGCAAGAAAAGTGTCGAAGAAACTAATCGACGCGTTCAGCAGCTTAAACAAGGTAAAAAGTATTGTCCGTCGTGTAAACAAACTTTATCAGTTAAATTATTCGGAGTTGACAACCGAGATAAAAATGGTTTAATGGTTAACTGTAAAACTTGTGAGCACTTACGACGAAAACAGTATAACCCTACTGGTGCAAAAAATAATGCTGAACGTAAACAACGTGATCATTATTTTCGTATGGCTAGTATTAAAACAAGTTATGGCTTAACTGAAGTTGATTTTCAAGATATGATGAATCAACAAAAAGGCTGCTGTGAAATTTGCAGTAAAGATTTCAGTGAGTTATCTACTAGAGCATCCATAGATCATGACCATGATACAAATAAGGTTAGAGGGTTACTGTGTCCTAGATGTAATACTTTACTAGGTACAATAGAGTCAAACGAAGATCTACTACACAAAGTTGTGGAGTATAAAGATAAATATTCATAATTATTAACAGGAGTCACAAATGGCAGAGACAGAGTTCGGCACATCGTCAAGTCAAACGGTGAAACTTTGGTCTAAAAAGACATGGTACGAGGCCCTTAAGGGTACCTTGTTCTTCCGCAAGTTTCTCGGAACTAATGAAGATGCGATCCTTTATATGGCAAAAGACCTCGAGAAGAACGCTGGTGATAATATAGTCTACGATCTCTTAGTTGAGATGGAAGGCGCTGGCGTAACTGGAGACAACACCCTGGAAGGCAACGAAGAACAGTTGACTTTTTATCAGGACAGTATTAAAATCAATCAGCTGAGACATGCACATATCTTTGGAAAAATGTCCCAGCAGAGAACAATTCATAATCTTAGAAAGGACGGACAGTGGGCCTTGTCAAGATGGTGGAGCAACAAGCTTGAAGAGTATATGTTCAGGTATCTTTGCGGTGACACCTCGTTGACCCACGGTAGCAACACTGGCCGAACTCCTGACTCAGATCATATCATTTATTCTGGTAACGCAACTGCTGAAACAAGCACTGGCGCCCTGGATTCAAATGATAAATTCCTGCTTGAAGATATTGATTACGCAAAAGAAAAAGCGACTACCAATGACGTTCCCATGCGTCCTGTTCGTATCGATGGCGACGACTACTTTGTAGTTGTGCTTCATCCTTACTCAGTGACTGACATGAAATTGTCCCTTGGTACAGGTTCTTCAAGTGTTAAATGGCATGAAATTCAGCAGTATGCAAATATTCGTGGACTCAAGAATCCGATCTTTAACGGAGCTCTTGGTGTTTACAATAAATGCATCATCTATGAATCAAATCGTATTTACACACCTACAACTAACGTACGAAGGAATCTCTTCCTGGGTGCACAAGCTGGTGTTTTTGCGTTGGGTAATGCTTATGACAGAATGGACCAAAAGAAAGTTGGTAAAGACAACTATATTACCTGGGTTGAAAAAAGCCAGGATTATGGTAACAAAAAAGGTCTTGCAGCCGGCAGTTGTTTTGGTATGCAAAAAACCCGTTTCAACAGCAAAGACTTTGGGGTTATGACCATTAGCTCTTATGCTGCTGCGCATAGTTAAGGAGGTGACCTAAATGGCAACCACATATAATTTTACAGATGGAAGTATCGCTGGTGTTCCTAGAATGACTCAGACTACCCTTCGGGAAAATGAGTTAACTATACTCCGGCACATTGTTGATTTTTCATTGCAGAATATTGAAGCTGGCGCGGCTGATGTCGCGCAGTGTCTGATTATTCCTGCAGCTACTACAGTACTCACTGCTTACGTACGAGTGATGACTGCAGAAACCGCTAATGGTACCGTTGACCTAGGTTATGGTGGAAACGCTGATCAGTGGGGCGACGCTCTTGATGTTGCCGCTGCTGCTGATGTAACGGTAGGTGGGCTTGGAAGTAATGTTCCAGTTTATTTCGCTGCTGCTGACACTATTGACCTTACTGCGACTACAGACGGCGCAGATGTTGACTTGGACGGACTTAAAGTAGAAGTTTTTGCTGTTTGCCTTAAACACGTCGACACTTATTAAAGGAGGTGAGACATGGCAACCACATATAATTTTTGTGATGGTTCAGTCACCGGGGGTGCAACAGCTACACAGAAGCTCCTTATTGACCCAGATTTTCAAGTTCGCAGAAACACTATTGACTGTTCAATTCAGACAATTGATGCAGGTGAAACTGATGTAGCGCAGTGTTTAGCTATTCCAGCTCGCACTACAGTGTTAAATGCGTATATTAATGTTATTACAGCGGAAACAGCAGATGCTACAGTTCATCTTGGTTATGGTTCTGATACTGATTACTGGGGCCAAGACCTCAATTTAGATGCTACTGGTAATGCATCAACAGTTCTAACAGCGACTTCTACATGGGATGCAGCGTCAATTGACGACGGTAATGAAGAAGTTAAAGATATAACTGTTGCAGGTGCTGCGATAGGTAATCCTGTTTTAGTTACACTTGGTGTAGATCTTGTAGACCTTGTTATTACAGCAACTGTTACAGCAGAAGATACAGTGTCTGTTGTACTTGCAAATAACACTGGAGGGGCTATTGATTTAGCGTCCGCTACAGCAGAGGTTTTTGTACTTAAGGCACCTAGGGCAGCTTCTCCATTGTACTTCGCTTCTGCAGATACTATTGACATCGTAGCTTCTACAACTAACGGTGACGTTGATCTTGACGGCGCTAAATTTGAAGTAGTTGCACTTTGCATTAATCATTAATTTGAGGATGGGAGGGAGCAATCCCTCCCATATTTAACATGGCAACTATAGATGCAGAAATAACACAGACAAGGTTTGATATACGCGATGAGGATTCCACGCAATACTCAGCTACTATGGTACTAGCTTTCTACAACAGAGTAATTGAGGCCTTAGCAACTTTCCTTGGCTCAGTTCAGTCAGACTGGGTATTTAATTCAACTTCTTTAACTCTACCAATATCGAATAGCAGTGTTGCACTACCTACTGACTTCAGTACAGACATATTAGTACAAATTGACGATACAGATTTAGTGAAAAAGAGTGTTGCTTGGATAAATGAAGAACTCCAAGAAAACGCTACTGGAATACCTAGTTACTATGGTATTCATAAAACAAATATGATTTTCGAAAGAACAGCATCATCAGAGCAAACAGTTTTTTTACAATACAACCAGAAATCTACAACTCTAGTTAGTGGCAACTCAATGCCATACAATGATGAGTTTAACAACGAACTCCGTGGAGGAGTTATAATAATTGCGAAGAACAGAAATGAACGTAAGATAGTTGGTGACTTTGCTTTACATGAGTTTTTCAGACAGACCATAGTATCTAAGACCGTTCGTAGAGTACGTCAACAAGCCATTAAAGACGCAGGTTTCTAATGAGAGAAATTCCAGCATATATAAACTCACAAACACAACCTCTTGAAGAAGAAGGTATTGCATTTGTTGGGTGGCCACTAGGTGAGAATACATCAGTACCTTCCTTTCAACTGGAACGAGAAGAACTAGCTGAGTGTATCGATTTAAAGCTTAATCCAGGCGGCCAGTTAGAAACACGTGGTGCAGTATATAAATGGTCAGATACTGCTATAGGGTCACTCGTAGATGCTGCATCAGTGACTCTAGGTGGCACTGAGTATACACTATGTACTGATAATGCTAGTAGTGTATATAAAGTATATTACATGAGTACGCTAACACCGACACAAGTAGACACCAAGACAATGGTTGGTCTTACTACGCTTGTATCGTACAACGACGTAGCGCTAATATGTGATGGTTCGTATCTTAAATACTGTGAAGATACAACTACAATTAAGATAGCATATGATGGTGGCGACGATGGTACACAATACGATAACTATTCTGGTCAAGACGATGCTGCAGCAGTTCTTACTGCTGGTACAGACGATCGCATAGCAGCTAAGTTTACAAGTCAAGCTTGGGATGCTGGGTACACTATTCCAATTACTAAAATAGAAGCTAAAGTACAAGAATCAGGCGGTACTGCGGCAATCACCGCCACATTAAGACTTGTATCATCAGACGCAGTTGTAGCAACTAAAGCTTATACAGGCATTGTACCAAGTGCATCAGCAGACTATATATCTATAGTGTTTACAAGTGCAGATGTATCATCTGAAATGCTACCGAGCACAGCGTACTATGCTTGTCTAGAAGGATCAAATTTCTTAGTTCAAGGTACTACAGTAGCAAGCGCTGGTGCTGCATGGGTATGGACAGGATCGTGGGCTCAGACAGCAACAAGTGATCCTATAATGAAGGTTTATCCTGGTCGTCCGCCTAAAGCATCTTATGGCGTAGTTGCTGGTAACAGACCGTGGATCAAGAATCCAGATGAACCAGGTCGTGCATACTATGGTAACTTAACACATCTTGATTGGTCTACAAGTGGTGGCGGTGGTTATGTTGGTGTAGTAGACGATAATGCTAACTCATTCCCGATTGGTGGATTTGAAGATTTATATGGCACACTTTACGTACTAGGTACAGAAGAACATTCATTCATGTGTAAGTTAGAAGGCTCGACTCCAAGTACGTATAAACTTCCACTACTGTTTCAGAAGTCTTGGTCTACAATTAAAACTTTGGTCAATACAAATAATGACTTATGGTTTAGCTCAGCGACAGGCACAGATAATCTAACTGGTATACAAGAGTTTGGTGATCTACGTACAGACTCATTCTCTGATCCTATAAGAGATGCTTTTACTAACTGGGTAACAGGTACAGCTATCGCAGGGTATCATGCAGCGGATGGTCAATACTGGTTAAACTTAGGTGGTACATATACATACATATGCCATACAAAACAACCAATTAGAATGAAGAATGGCAAAGTACGTTATCCCTGGTCGAGGTATAAATTACCTGTGACACCTACGTTTTTTAAACAAATTGGTGCAAAGTTTGTAATAGGTTGTTCTGATGGCTACATGTACGAAATAGGTACTACACAGTACAAAGACTTAGGCACTACACAAATAGCACCGTCTTATAAAACAGCTTACGTAGAAATGCCATTTGGAACACGAGACTTAGTACAAGGTCAGATTATGGCCTCAAGTATCAATGGCTCAAATATTGTATTTGACTTCTACAAGAACGGCCAGAGAGGCACTTCTGAGTTAACTAAGTCTTTAGCTTTAGCAATCTCGGACGCAATTACACTAGCTGATATAGAAAATATACCTCTGGCCGACTTAGAAAACGTAACGTTGACTCCAGTTGGCTCATTATTGTACTTTGATCTTAACATAAATTGCTATTCATTTCAAGTCAAAGTTTCAAGTATACACATAGCTGGAAAGCCAGTATTTATAAACGGAATGATGTTTAAATTCTATCAATTGGAGATTTAATATGAGTGTGTCACAAGATACTTATGCAACATCAGACACTATGGGAACGATTCTCATAACAAGATTACAAGCCGATATGACAGAATTGTTTGGCCTTGCTGCTAAGTTTGAGAACTATGGAATCGTAGATACTGGCGGTGCAGCTGATGCGTATACTCTGGCAATGACAAATACAATTACTTCATACACAGATGGTTTGCCCGTCTTGATGCGTGTTACAGACGCAAATACTGGTGCTAGTACTATAAATATAGATTCTATTGGTGTTAAGTCAATTGTTCAACCAGACGGTACAGCTTTAGCTGCTGGTGACTTACCTGCAGCTGGTTTAGCTATGTTGAGCTATGATTTAGCCAATACTCAGTTTATACTCATGAGTAGCGTATCTTCATATACTACTGCTGCTGCTGCATCTGCTGCTGCTGCTGCTGTGTCTGCAGCTGCGGCTGCAGCAGATGAGATACTAACTGACGCAGATGCAACTGCAACAGCTGCAGACGTGGTGTCAACAAATGCTGATGTAGTATCAACTAACGCTGATGTTGTACTAACGAATGCAGACGTAGTAACAACTACAGCAGACGCTGCTGCAACAGCACTTGATGAAATCGCGACAGCAGCAGATTTAGTTCTAACAAATGCTGATGTTGTACTGACTAACGCAGATGTAGTATCAACAAATGCAGATGTAGTGACAACGACACAAGACGCCATAGATACTGCCGCAGACGCAGCAACTACAGCACAAGACGCTATAGATACAGCAGCAGATGTAGTACTAACTAACGCAGATGTAGTAACAACTAACGCAGATGTAGTATTAGCAGACGCTGCAGTGGCAAGTATAAGTCCAGTTAACTCTAGCATCACCTCAATGACAGGTCTTGACAACGATGGTATACCCTTGGCCAAAGTTGCCAATGCTGCTTCAGATGGTGCTAATAGTGACATTACATCATTAACAGGACTTACAAGTGCGGGAGCTTTACCAAGTCTTACTCCGGTTACAGACTCAGCAGCAAATTTCGCAGCAAACTTTACCGGAGCTAATCTTTACGGTGGTACGTTCATTTGCAACGTAACCGGCACTTGTCAACTCCCGCTAATGGTAGCAGGAATGAACTTCACCATTATAACACTCGGAGCAATAGAGGTTATCGTAGATACAAATGCCAATGATGGTTATCTAATGGACGGCACAACAAACGCTGAAGGTAAGAACCTTACGAACTTGTCAACCGCTGGAGATATAGCGGTCTTTCAATACTACACAGCAGACGATTGGCTTATCACAACTAATGGTTGGACACCGGAGGTTTAACATGACTATTCAATTAGCTCATAAAAGAGTTCTTGCCTTTATCAGAGGTTCAAGTCCTGCTGCCCTCGAAATAGACTACATGGAGTACGCCACAGACGGTGCTGCTCAGAGTGCTTATGTTACGTCTGCAACGGCTTATACGGGGCAGTTTCCTACTGCACAAAGCACTACTTATGTTAAAGCTACAACCTATAATAGTGCTGCTACACCACCGTGGGCTGCGACAGACCCTACTGCATCTTTAACTGGGAGCGATACTGATACAAACTGGTTGAGTGATGACGAGATAACAAATCAGAGATTCCATATTGATTTAGGGTCAAGCAAAATAATTAATAGAGTTTATTATGAAAATAGTCACGATTCCGGCAACAGCACGACAAACGGTGTCCAGAATTTTACTTTATGGGGATCAGATAATGCGGCAGCTTTTGCTGAATTAACATATGCCACAGACACTAACTGGACTCAAATTACCGGACTTTCGCAATCTACTTTTGACCAACATACAGCATCCAACGTAGCTGATCCAAAGTACATAACTTTTACAAATTCAACAGCTTATAGATATTACGCATTTAAGTTTGCTGATAATTATGGAGGTGTCCAATTTCAAGGGGTTAGACACATAGAACTCCAAACCACAGCCCTAAACTCATTCTCCGAATCCACAATAAAAACCCAAGGCGATTACGCACTTAAACTCTCAGCGACAACAGACAGCCTTAACGAAACAGTTACCAAGACCTTAACAGGCGGGGATATTCTCGATCTCACAGGCAAGAACACAATCAAGCTCGATGCCCGGTCAACTGGCACTGGTAGTAATTTGGAGTTTAATATCAGGAATGAGTACTCAGATGAAACAACACTTGACATATTTTCTGATAGTTCTTGTAAAGCCCTATATTTATTTAATAATGATGCAACAGATGAAAGTGGCAATAACGATGCTACTCCTACAGACATTACATACACAGATGGGGTATATAATCAATGTGCTGTTTTTAATGGTAGTACATCTACTACACAAGAATCCACTCTCCAAGCCTTTACAGATTTTACGATTTCAATGTGGTTCAAACCTAATGCTGAAATAGAATCTTTAATTTCAACTGAGCACGTTCCACCGTATACTTTTTCAATTGGTATGAATAACACAACTGGTAATTATAAATTACAATGTTATGCCGGTATCGTAGGTGCGGGTGCGACATACGCAGAATTAACTACAAATGATTATACAATAGATGCATGGAATTTTGTAACTATATCTTATGATTATTCTTCTGGCAGTATAAAGACAATAATGAACGGAGTTAAAACTGAGATATCAGGGCAAGCAAGTGTTGCGTGGACAAATGGTCAATATACACGGATCGGCTCATTTAATGGCTCTCATTTTTTTAATGGCGAAATAGATCAAGTTCGATATTTTGATAAAATAATATCAGATGCTGAATCGGCAACACTGTATAAAGACCCTTTCACAACCCACACAATAGACATAACCTCAGCAGACACATACCAAACAGACTCGTGGGATATCTCAGGGGTTGCTGATGCGGATAAGGATGCTATTGACCAGATTCAGGCGAAGGTTGTAGACACAGGCCCAACTATGGACACTTGTACTTTAAATGGAACAGATGAATATTTAACCCAAACCCCAGGAAGCGGAAACCAGAAACTATGGACATTTAGTGCGTGGGTATATAGCACTGATTTTTCAACGATAACAGATGTTTTTAACGCTATTGATGGAACTAACCACGATGATGTTTACTGGCATACAACAGGCAAATTTACCTGGGAAATGAACTCAAGCGGTGTTGCAAAGGGGAATGTTACCACGGATAATGCTTTTAATACAACAAGTACATGGTATCATATAACGCTTGTATACGATTCAGCAAATGCAACATCTGCTGACCGTATGAAAATATATGTTAACGCAGCGGATCAAGCACTTACTACGTCTATAACTCCAGTTCAAAATGCAGAGCCTGGATTTAATAGTGCCGCACTTCATGGTATAGGGGCATATAACTCAGGCTTAATTCCGATGACGGGGGCAATAGCAGATATTTATTTTATTGATGGGTACGCTCTTACACCAGCATCTTTTACAGAAACTAAGGGTGGTGTTCTGATTCCAAAGACTTTCTCTGGGACATACGGCACAAACGGTTTTCATGTCGATTTTGCAGCATCTGGTGATATGGGAAATGACGTAAGCGGAAATGCTAATGATTGGACTTTGAACGGGATAGACTCTGGCAATCAAGGTTCAGACACTTTTTCGTTTGCCTTAGACTATTATCTCGACAACATATATGCGGAGTAACAATGGACATTAAACAAGCACTAATACAATACTACAGCAACGGCACAGGTGGGCAGCAATGAAAACAATTAAAGACTATCTCATAGAAGGCGGATATTACCATTTTACTCAATACGAACGTCTATACGCAGATTGCATAGCTTGTTTCGGTCAGCCAGACAGCGTACAGCTTCAGATGGTTTCTATCGCTGTTAAAGAGAAATGCCCGAAGCCTTCAATCCATCCAGATATTTTAATTGCTGAAATACTCAATCCGATGGGGTTGATAACAGGGGATGAATTAGTGGCGTGGCTTGCAGGGGATTGGTCAATGTTTAAAGCTCAAGGTTACGCTGATATTCTTAATCCTCCTGTACCTGATCTTGGTGAAATGAGAGAGATTGGCTGGAACGAAGCAAGATACCAGATAAGAAGTATAACAGGTATTCACCCGTTGAGTCTTAACCAGGATGATTCAGTTTACAGGCTGATTAACCCTGAAATGATACTGCCCGTAGCCAAAGCAAACCCGATGAATAATAAGGCTTATGTCGCAGATGAACGGGATTGTGACGACTTTGTTAAAGGTACGCTGGGTTGGTTATCACGCTGCGGGTACGGGAATATTCTCTTTGGTAGGTCTGATGTAGTGTTAATGAACAATGGTGTAGAGGGAATACCTCACGTTATCCATCATATTTTAGATACAAATAATCAGCTTTGGATGTACGAACCACAGGTAAGCACATTTATCTGGAAATACGGAGATACACCGCCGATTTCAAATTGTGATGGGATTAAATTTTTAGGAATTAGAATATAACGGAGTTACGTATGGCATTAGATGTTACATATTCAAATGTGATTAAGGATTTAGAGGAATCACAGCTTTATGACCATGACAACAGAGAAAAGGCTCGTGAGTCTGATCACTTTGTTAATAAGAAAGATGGTCTATATGCCGATTGTATAGCTTGATAACTTTAGTTAAATAAAAAGGAGTAAATAATGGCAGGAATAAATAACTATCCCGGCTTTTTATCCGATATAGTTCAAGGAGATACAAAAGATTTTCGGATTGCTATTACTCTTGAAGGAGTTGCGGTTGATATAACCGGGAGTACGTTTTATCTTACTCTTGATGTAGATAAAGTAATTGCAACTGCCCCGGAGTTAGAGGTTACAATAACTTCACTTAGCGACCCAACAAACGGTATTACTACAGGAACAATTACTGACACTGAAACTGCAGCGCTCACAGCCGGGACAATGTATTACTCACTGCGTTATGTTACTGCAGCGGGTAAAACTTACGTACTTGACATGGGTGAAATTACAGTACTTCCAGGAGTCTCTTCAAGGATAGCATAATATGCCAGATTATACTTTTGACATAACTTCTAGTAATATAGCAGCTAATATAACTGAAGAAACTACAGCAGTTGAAGTAGCTGAAAATGTTTTAGAAGTAAATATAACTGAAAGTACTTTAGCAGCTGGGCTATCTGAGGATACCCTAACAACAAATATAACTACTGATTCGCTAGATGTTATAATTGCTGAAGGGTATACTTTTGCGGTTTCTGGTACAACTTCGCTTAGTCTTGGTACAGTTGGTATTAACACAGTTGCAATTACGTCTGATGGAGGAGTTGACGATGTAACTCTTCCGGTGGCTACAAACGCTTCTGCCGGGATGGCCTCATCTGCGCATATAACTAAGCTTGAAGGTATACCATCTGATGCTACCGCTGATCAAACTTCTATTGTAGGAATATCCGGGACACTTGCGGAGTTTAATACTGCGTTGTCAGATGGGACTTTTGCAACTGGTGGAGGTACTGTAACAGGTACGAATACTGGTACTAATACCGGAGATAATACTGTATGTACTTCTGGTACAGCAACAACTGCTACGACACTGGAAACCCCGAGAACCATTGGAGGAGAAACATTTGATGGTAGTGCTAATATAACGCTTCCCGGTGTTAATATTATAGGTGATCAAGATACCACTGGAAATGCATCCACCGCAACTATTGCGGGTACAGTTTCAGACAACGCAATAACGCTAGGTAAAATGGCTTCGGGAACTGCGGGGAATCTATTAACTTATGATACACTTGGTGATCCAGCTTTTGTTACAACCGGATCAGCAACTCAAGTATTAACAAGTAATGGTGTTGGGGCTGAGCCAACATTTCAAACAATTGCTGCTTCACATGCTATCGTAACGTTGAATACTACAGCGACTAATGGTGGACTAAGTTTAGATGTTCAGGAGTTAAATTTTCGTGCGGCAACTGATGCTCAAACCGGTTATGCTACTGCCGCGCATATTCAAGCTATAACAGCAAATACAGCAAAAGTAACTAATTCTACTCATACCGGAGATGTTACCGGGTCAACTACATTAACACTAGATAAAACTGCTATTACCGGACAAGATTTAGTAACAGCTTTAGGCACTGATTACGTTGTAATTTCAGACACTACAGATAGTGGAAATTTAAAAAGAGCTTTAATTTCAGATGTAGCTAGTGCTGGTGGTGGAACTGGTATATATTGGGTATCTGAAATGACTGACTATTGGTCATCACCAATGACTGATTTTTGGGATTCAGCAATGGGTATAGTTGTGAATGTAGTTTTAGAGGAAGGTGATGTTACTGAAACTACTGTGTCTGTTGTACCTGAATTAGGGACAAGTGCGGTGTTGGCTTCGGCTTCAACTTTAAGAGCGGGGTTGTTATCGAAGACTAAATTTGACGAGATTGAAGCAAATACTGTAAAGGTTGGTATAACCGCTGAACAAATAACAGCTATTAGTCATACTGCGGGGATGGTACGGGATAATGCTAATCCTTTATTAGGCTTAGATTTACACTATACTTCTATAACTTCTCATGCAACAGTTACTCCCGCGTCAAATGATTATATGCTGATATCAGATACTAATGATTCTTCTATACTGAAAAAAGTTACCGTTAGTTCCCTTCAAACTGTTTTAGGGGATATTACACTTAGTACTAATTTAGATGTAAATGGGTATAGAATAGTAAATGGTTCTGGTGATGGGATGCTGATTGATACTTCTGATAGACTTGATGTTGGAGGAGCGGATTATGGGACAAAACTTGGTGGGGCTAGTCCTCCGCCGGGTGATGCTAATTCTTGGGGAAATTTTTCTAATTTTAGATGTGTAGGTGGAATAAATATAAAAGGTATGTATTCTGACGGTAGGTTTGGTGGAATATATATATACGATAGTGATAATTCTGGTAACAGAGCAACACTTGTTCAAATGGATTCTTCTCTTAGTACTAAGAGAATAATATTAGGTCAGTTTAGTAAACAAGATGATGATGATCAGATTATTTATATTGGCGGGAAGAATGCAGCGCTTGGTGGTATGGAATTATTAATGCGAGAAAGCGGAGCAGTTTCTGGTAAAATGACTGTTAATTCTATAGTACTTGATGGAGTAGAACGTTCTACTTGGCCGACAGTTAATATCTCTAATCTTCCGTATCATACGACAGACTGGGACGGAGAAACAACCGTAGCACCGTCTAAAAACGCTATTCGAGATAAGATAGAGTCTCTTCCTGGAGGACATGCTTCGGTGACTTTAGCTACTTCAGCTACAGATATAGGTTTAGTAATTTCAGGAAGTCAAGAATTATCGTATAACAATTTAGCTGGAATTAAAGTTGATGTTACTGGCTATATTGGAATTGGTACTATGACACCAAGTACAAAATTAGATGTTATCGGTACAGTTACTGCTACTGTGTTTAATTCTACTTCTTCTCGTAAGTTAAAAAAGAATATTAAAACATTTAAAAAGAATGCTCTTAAAATAGTAAACAGTATAAGTGTGAAAGAGTTTAATTTTAAGCGGGACAAGAAAAAATTATACCGAGTGGGATTTATTGCAGATGATACAGATATTATATTAGCAGGAAAGGATAAGAATATTTTTGATGTTAACAACACGGTTGGAGTTTTATTAAAAGCTGTACAAGAGTTGAGTAAAAAGATTACAAAGATAGAAAGAGGCGAGAGAAAATAAATGGCTTATGGTGATTCAACAATAAGTGGAATAGTAGCAGGTACTCCATTAGCAATACGCACTACCGCTCAATTTGCTGGGGCTATAATGTCTTTAACCTGGAATGGAGTAGAGTTTATAGATGCCTATGATCATGGGAGACAATTACAATCTGCTGCGCAGTTTAATGGTACTGGTGAAGATTATAATCCTACTGAGGCTGGTTCTTCTGCTGATGGGACTGGCCCTACAAGTAGTAGTTATTTGAATGGTATAAGCGCTTCCGGTAATCATCTTGCTACAGAGATAAATATGGCTTTTTGGTTACCTGTTAATGGAGAAACTATCTCCAACCATATTCTAAATAAAGATGTTACAATTGGGCACGCTGTTTCATCACACATCATAAAATATTTAGTAGAGTTTCATGTTCCTATCGCACATACTCTTGGTCTTTTTGAATATATAACAGGTTATATGCCAGATATATTCTCATCTTTCTGGACATATAATCCTAGAACAGAAGCAATCTCATCCCTATCAGGAGGGCCTGGGACTAGCGGGAATAATAATGAGCCGATAATATTTTCTTATGGGACTAATTATGCTATGGGTGTTTATTCTCCTGGATTTACTGCCGCTGATGGATCCGGGAGTGGGTATATTTGGTTTACTGAATCATTTTTTGGTGCAGGCATTGTAAAATGGTCTTTGTGGCATGGAATAACCTCTACACCAATTGGAGTTTATCCCTTTGAAGGTTATGTAATAGTTGGTAATCTTGCAGATGTAAAAACTGCAATGACGCAACTTCATAATACTTTCTATCCACTGCCTGTAGAGAATAGTTATAAAGTAAATGGGGTTTTGTTAAATACTATTTTAAAGGCGAGAATATCTCCAGTTATTGCGAATACTGGTTTTCAAGTAGCTGGGGTAGATTTAGCGCAGTATTATGAGCGTTTGGCGTTAGGGAGTGCCCCTGCTACGACAAATTTTAAAGTAAATGGTATAGATTTTAATGCGTTATTTCAAGCGAAATAAATAAAAGAGTTTAATTAATGGAAATTTAATCTCTAAACACGGAGCAATAAAATGACAACTGTAAAAGGAACTGATCGCAGACAAAAGAGTATCTTTAATTATTTAGTACTTGCTTTATTCGCCGCATACGCAGCTCTTTATACGCAGCAAAATACGGTTATTGCAGACCAGAAAGATGACTTTAAAGCTGAACAGGTTAAAATCGAACAAAAATTAGCTGAAAAAGTTGATAATAAGGTTTTAAGTGAAATGATAAAAGCAATTCATATTCAACAATCAATTGATAATGAACAGTGGAAAGAACAAAAAGTTACTAATGATAAAGTACTTGAGAATCTTCAAGAACTTAATATTAATGTAATTAGGTTAAATGATAAGCTAGAAATGGAAAATAAAATTAAATGAAACTCTCTGAAAAACAACAGGTATTTACGGTTTGTATAGGGAAGCTGATTTTATTCGCTTGTGATAAAGGTTATGGTTTAACACAAGGTGATGGATATAGGGATAAAAGAGTTTTTGGAGATTTTGGAGAAAAAAGAAGTTACTCAGCAGCAAAGAGTGTACATAAGATTCGTCTTGCACATGACTTTAATTTATTTATAGATAATGAATATATCTCAAACGGTGGGCATTTAGCATGGTTAGAACTTGGGGAATACTGGGAAACTTTGCACTCAGATGCCCGGTGGGGTGGAAGATTTGATGACGCTAACCACTTTAGTTTTGAACATTGGGGGTGTAAGTAATGTTTGGAATAGGAACAGTTTTAGGAAAGGTTTTTGGTACCGATAAAGCAGCAGCTTCTTTAATAAACAACGTATCGTCTGGACTTGACAAGCTTGTTTATACCAGTGAAGAAAAAGCAGAAGATCAAGCAAAGGCTATTACGGAAGCTAGAACAATGCTT